GATTAGCCACGACCAGCCAAGACTGGAGACGATCGTTCCGGACTGTGACGGATCGTGGGCTGGGATTGTGGGGGACATGGCTTTGGAGCTGCTTGGCATTGAGCTCATGCCTTGGCAGGTGCATTACCTTGAGCGCGCTTTGGGATTCACCCATGCTCCAGATGGGCAGGATGATCTTGTGCATCGATCAAGTCTTTGTTCGGTGGCCCGCCAGAATGGCAAGACAGTTTTGATTCAATGCTTGATTCTGTTTTGGCTTATTGAGATGCCAAAGATTCGAGGCACGAAACAAACTGTCTTATCTACAGCTCACACTCTGTCTCTTGCTTGTTTACTTTTTGATGAGATCGCACCAATTCTTGAAGACCGTTATGGCGCAAAAATTATGAAGTCTTTCGGTCGTAACTCTGCGACGATGCCGGATGGATCGCGCTGGTATGTGCGCGCGGCGAACCCATCAATCGGTCACGGAATGAGCGTGGATCTAGTTTGCGCCGATGAGATCTTTGATATTTCGGAGATCACAATGGCAGGCCTAATTCCTACCCAGCGCGTAAGACGATCTCCTCACATGGCACTCTTCAGCACTGCGGGCACCGAGTCCAGTGCATTGTTTATTCGTCATCGAGAGAATGCGCTTCGCCTTATAGACACAAATAACCCTTCTAACTTCTACTTCGCGGAATGGTCGCCACCTCCCACGATTGACCCAATGCAAGAAGCGTCTTGGTCGTGGGGCAACCCGGCACTCGGACACACTTTGACAATGGACACTTTGCGCGCTGAATCCAAAGATCCTGACCGCTCAAACTTTCTTAGAAGTTCGCTCAATATGTGGATCGCCAGTACGCAGTCATGGATCCAGACGCATCTCTGGCCTGATCTTGAGTACGACGGGCCGATCCCTACTGGCGGCGTGATCTCGGTAGAAGCGTCTATGGATGAGTCGCGCTACTTTGCAACTCGATCAGTTGCACTTGGCGACGGTCGCACCTGCGTCTCGGTTGCTTTTACTGCCGAAACTACCAAGGAACTTTGGGCGCATGTCGCAGCATTGGCGGCGGATCCTGCGATCAAGTTCATCTTCTCTCCGACAATAGACGCACACTGTCCGCCAGTCTTCGAGCGTCGGCGCGTCGTAATGGGCTACAAAGAGATTCTGCAATACACCCCCATAGTAAGAAACATGATTAGCGAAGGACGCATTGTGCACACTGGCGAAGCGATGCTCGCCGAGCATGTCTGTCGCGCGGTCATGGTACGCACTCAAGGATCAATCGCAGTGTCTTCACAAAAGTCCGCAGGCCCAATCGAGTTATGCCGGACGATGATCTGGGGAGCAGCTGCCGCAGCGCGTCCAGCGAACTCTCAAAAGCCTTCCATGATCTTGATCGCAAACTAGAGTCATCTTGGCACTCGTCCGCTTTCTTGCCTGTCGTCGGGATACCGCGAGTCACTGGGCGAGTGCCACCATAAACCGCGCTTACTGTGGCAATATGTGATATGGCTCTCTTTCAAAAATCCCGCGAAATTACTGCGTCCGTAGAACCCTCTGTAAAAGCGGCGGTAGGTGCATCGTCCTATTCGCCTTTGCGTTCGTTCGTATCTTGGCAACAGGGTCAGCGACGCGCTCGCGCAATGACGCTCCCAGTAATTGTGCGCGGTCGAGACTTGATATGCGACACCATCTCGGGAATGAAGCTTGAGATGTACCGCGAGATGTGGAACGGCGAAGAGATGGAAGAAGTGCCTCTTGCTCCGCGCGCGTGGTTGTCGCGGATTGATCAATCAGTACCAAACCAGTTCATTATCTCATGGACGGTTGATGATCTGATTTTTGAGGGCAGAGCTTTTTGGATGATAGAAACTCGCACCGCCGACGGATACCCAGCATCGTTCACTCGTCTACCTGCGGCAATGGTGCAGACACTTGACCAACAAGGCGAATGCTTCTTCGGCCCTTCCAAGCAAGTTGTCTTCAACGGCATCACGCTAGACCCACGCGATCTAGTGCAATTCATTTCACCGATGCAATCATTGAACTCGACTGGGGCGCGCGCTGTAGAGATCGCACTCCGCGTAGAAGAGTCACGGCTTCGAGCGTCCCAGTCGGTACTACCCTCGGGCTATCTGAAGCAGACTGGCGGAGAACCGCTATCAGCGCAGGAGCTCTCGGACTTGGCAGCACAATTCAACCTTGCGCGCACTTCTGGCAATAACACTGCCGCGCTCAATGAGTTCCTTGAGTATGTACCTACACAGGCAACACCGGACAAGATGCTCATGATTGAGTCCGCTGATTATTCCGCGCGCGATCTTGGACGCATCCTTGGCGTCCCTTCCTACTTGCTTTCGGTTTCAATCGGTGCTTATTCATATCAGTCATCCCAGCAATCGCGAATTGATCTTTGGACTTACGCTTGCAAAGCCCTCGCCGACTGCATCACCGAAACACTCTCATCCGACAATGTGCTCCCTCATGGAACCTATGTCTGCTTTGATGTATCAGACTTTTTAGCAGAGGCCTACATGGGCGGAGACATGCCAGAAGACCGAATGAACGAAACAGATATCCCACAAGACGCACTACTCCAAAACTAGGATCCAACCATGATCAGACTCACTACCGAAACTTTTACGATTGACGCCGCCGAAGGCGAATCACCACGACGCACGATCTCGGGCATCGCGGTCAGATACAACACTCCAGCAAAAGTGATGGATGGCACGATGGTGGCCTTTGCCCCCGGGTCTCTTCCAGTGGACGGGCGCGCACCGACTCTTATGATGTATCACCAATCCGACAAGGTAATCGGCACAGTGACCGAGCGCGTAGAAACGCCCGAAGGAATGCTTTTTGTCGCAAAGGTCTCGGACACTTTGCTCGGCTCGGAAGCTTTGGTGCTTGCCGGCGATGGCGCGCTTCCCGAAGTCTCGGTTGGCGTGGAACCCCTGAAGTTTAAGTACGACAAAGAAGGAACCATGATTGTCACTTCGGCATTGTGGAGCGAACTTTCACTTGTTGCGCGCGGAGCCTTTGACGCACCGATTCAGCAAGTCGCAGCATCCACCCCAGAAGAAGAAGAAGTTACTACTATTCAAGAAGCACCTCAACAGGAGACAGAAACCATGAACGAAACAGTCGAAGCCCCAGCCGTCATCGAAGCATCAAAGGCAACTCAAACAATCTTTGCAACCGCGAAGCGTGAGTTCAAGATGCCAACGCCAGCCGAATACATCTCGGCTTTTGTAACGAATCCTGACAAGTTTGCAGAAATGCGCGCAGGTATCGAAGCAGCTGCGCCTAATGTGCTCACCAGCGATATTCCTGGCGTGCTCCCATTGCCGATCGTGCAACCTACCTATAACAACTTCATAGGACGAAGGCCTGTCATCGACGCTGTAGGCGCGAAAGCAATGCCACAAGGCGGCAAAGTTTTCATTCGTCCAGAAGTAACAACACACACTTCAATCGGCGTGCAATCAACTGAAAACACTGCACTCACTCAAGGAACTTTTGTCGTTACCGACAATCAAGTCACAAAAGGTACATACGGTGGATATGTGACCTTGTCCGAACAATCAATCGACTGGAGTACGCCAGAGATCATCAGTTTGGTACTTGATGACATGGGTCGTATTTATGCAAACGAAACGGACAATGTCGCAGCAGATAACTTGAGGTCAGGTGCATCAGTTACATCTAACTTTGCATCGGCATCAGAAACTGATCCTTCCTACTGGCAAGCATGGATCTCGGCAGCTGCTACAACCATTTTGTCGGGCTCAAATGGCAACTTGCCTACCCATCTTTTCCTAAGTCCTGATTATTGGGGAGTGCTTATGGGCTTGAGCGATTCATCAAAGCGACCTTTGTTCCCAGCAGTGGGCCCAATGAACGCTTACGGCAATCTCATGCCGGGACAACCAAACGGAATTGCATTCGGCTTGCAAGTAGTTGTAGATCGCAACTTCGCTGCCAACACAATCATTGTTGGCGATGCTTCTGGTTACGAAATCTTTGAGCAGCAAAAGGGCGCAATCTCAATTGATGTGCCTTCAACACTGTCACGCACGATCGCCTTCCGCGGCTATCTTGCAACATTGATGATTGACGCAAGCAAGTTCGTCAGAGCAGTTCGCGTCTAAGACCTGAAAGGTAGGCCGAGATTATGGCCTCTTACACGGTCACACATAAGCAGCTCACCGACAACTACGCGGTCTTACAACTTCTTACAGAAGCAGAGATTGAAGTTGGTGCAAGCGTTGTTATCACTGGAGTCGATGCGACTTTTAACGGAACCTTCACCGTCTACGCTTTACCGCAATATGCGTTTATGGGCGTGGACGATGAAGGGGATCTTCTCTTTGATCCGCTTGTCACCATTCCGAATCAGGTGCTTTACGCAAAGACCGCTTCTGATGTCGCTCGGACTGCCGCTTCTGGCACGCTGACAATTACCCAGACTTGCACTTGGGTCACTGCCGCAATGCTTGAGGACTGGCTTGGTATTGGTACAGCGACCGCAGCTGACGCCGCGTTTCTAACGATCTGTGCTTCGGCATGCAGTCAATTCGCTTGGCGTCGCAGAATGGAAGCAGGTTACATTGACTCTTTGACCACTGTTCCTTCGCAAGATGTCTTGCTTGGAACCCAGATGTACGGTGGGTCTTTGTATCGCCAGCGCGGATCGGTAGATCAGTTTGCGTCGTTCCAAAATATGGGCGTCACGCCAGTCGCAGGACTGAACGGAATGATCCGCCAGCTCTTGGGGATTGATCGCCCACAGGTCGCCTAATGGCTGTACCTAACTACACAGATCTCTTCAATGAAGGCTTTGACGATCTAGTTACAAAGCTCTCAACGGTGAGCGGTCTCCAAGTCAATAATGATCCGCGCAATATCACGCCGCCAAGCGTCTTTGTCAATATCGACTCAATCGACGGCTATAACTACAATGTTGCCAAGTTGAACTTTACTTTGCAGATCATCACGCTCGGCCCGGGCAACCTAGACGCCCAAAAAAGTCTGCTTAATATCCTCGCCCAAATCTACGCACTAAATATCGGCGTGGTCTCTGGACGCCCAACCAACCTAGACATCGGTGGCTCAACGCTTCCTGCCTATGAGCTCTCGGTCACGACTGTCGTGCAGACTGCCTAATCCACACTCTCGGTCTCATTATGTGTCAAACTAAAACCAACACTTCCAAGG